GTAAACTCGTAATCAACGATACTCATGAAAGGAGGTAGAACCTGTATTCATGTTTTATTTATCCTCGATGATGCTTCGCGCTCGTTGAGATGAGCCTTTTTCGTATATCTGGCTGAGAATAAGATATACCCAGTCTGGCTTTGCGCTGAGAACCAGCATAGCCCTTGAGTAACCTATCTCTGATATGGGGACTCGACCCTAGACAAGACTCGGTGGTCGGCGTTTGAATGAAACCATTCGTGAGGAAGTAATGACCCTCATGTATTCTTGAGAATTCTTGAATTACAACGGATTGGCAGATTTTAGGCTAACCGATAAGTTGAGAGCGTCCCTGTGCCCGGGGAATAGCGCTTGATGATGTTGTGAGTAAGTCACTCTTTTGAGTGAGCAAAGCCTCTGTGTCGAAGTAAATTGGATTTCCAATTTGTGGGCCCCCACTAATTGGTTCCTTTTTGCTTGTCGCTTTTATATTTATGATAGAATGACAAGCTTTGGAACCTCTGTAGTGCGTAATAATAATCGTCTCACTTTTAATAACAACGAGGACAGTTTTTGCTCTTCGGATAAACAATACTATTTTGTACCCCAATCGGATGTGTGCGATCCAAAAATTAACGCCCGTGCCAAATTCCAAAAGAATAGGCGCGCAGTGCGTAAGAATAAACTTAAACGCATACGCCAGAACGGGAATAGACAGAATGTCCCGAAGAATCCTCCTAGACCTAAAAAAGGAGAAATTCTTCCCACTAATGATTCTGCCGATTATGTTCATCAGTCGTTAGTTGAACATATCTACCCCACCGCTCTCATTGATCAGGCAAAGAGCACTTTAACCACTATCAATACAGATGTGAATGCATCTCAAATTTTTGAAATACTTGAAGTAGTTGGTGCGCTTGCTATATCACTCCCTATGTGTCAAACACCGGCACAAGTCGCTAGCCAAATTTTGTTGTCTATACGAGCTATGACGAAGGGAAGTGTTATTGAAGCAGTTTTGCGCCAGATGGAAACCGTTGAGTGGTGTAAAAAACTTTTTGGTTTCAATATGTTTGAACAGCAAGCTGGACTTCCTGAAAAGGTTGACTGGTTATCCACTATACCCACACTGCGGGAAAATTGGGATGCTGTTCGTAATGCTCCATTATTTGGAAAGATTTCCGCAATGATAACTGTTGCTGCATCAATTGGATTGTGCAGTGTAACTAATCTTAAGTGGTCTATCCATGTAGTCGATTTATTTCGTGTTGGAACTGTTAAGAAACACCATACCGCCATTGATTTGGTTGGAGCAATACTGGACACTATTGTATGCTTCATAGAGGGTGGGTATGAATGTTTCCGCACTGGTTCTTTTGAACCGTTGCTTTTTACTAATGACGATAGTAAAAATTTAGATGCCTTGTATTTTCCATTGCTTGAATTACATGAGCATGCCATGGTTTTTAACCTGCACGAAAAACCTGTCACTATTCGTGATGAGGTTCGTGTTGTTTCTGACATTGAGTACAGTCAGCTTCTTGACGAAGCGTTAGAGCTTGCTGAACGTGCTTATAAGTCCGCTAAAGGAACCTGGCAACAAGGCTATCTGGAGAAAAGACGGGAAATTCTCCACAAGAATCGTGCTGCCTATCAGGCAAAGCGCATTGATGGTTCGATGCGATTTGCCCCT